CGCGCTCACATGGGTGGCACGAGCACCCGCATCTGGTCGCCCCAGGCGTTGGGCCAGGGGCGGCGCATCACCTTCTCCAGCACGGCGTCGGGCGAACCCGCCAGCCGTTCCACGACATCCGGGGCCAGGAGCGTCAGCCGCATGACCCGGCGTACCTGCGTCACGTCCATGCCTTCGGCCTCGGCGATCTCGGCTACTGATGCCGCCCGCTGCTCATCCAGCAGGCGTTGCCAGTGGTGCGCCAGTCCGAGCGCCCGCATCAACGCGGTGTCCCGCGCAGCCGACCGGGCTTCCCGCTCCCGGGTGGCCTCGGACAGGAATTCCTGTGGAGCGTCCAAGGGCGTGATGACCTGCTTCTTCAGCCCTCGCTTCACCAGCGTCCAGGGCACGAAGGTTTCCAGTTGTACGCCGCCAGCCGGGATCGGCAGTTGATAAGTGACCGGATCACCCTTGAACCGGCCCCGGTGCTTCTTGCTCATGCCTCCTCCTCAAAGCGCTTAACGATCTGGCGTTGCGCCTCCCAATCGACGGGCAGCGGGTTGCGCTGGAACCAGATCAGGTTCATCCGGCGCGGCTGCCGTCCGGTCATCAGCAGTTCGAGGATGTCGGGCGCGAGCAGGGTCAGACGCATCAGCTCGTTGGGCACCGAGGGGTGCAGTCCTTCGGCCCGGGCAATGTCTGACCCACTCTTCATCACACCGGTGTCCACGAGGTGCTGCCAGTAGAAACCGCGTGCCACCCCCTCCAGCAGCGTCACATCGTGAACGTGGCGGTCGTCGGCTGCCACCCGCCGCGCGCCCCGACGGCGAAACGTCAGGGGTACGAAGGTTTCCAGTGTGTTGTCCATCAGGCCTCAACCTCCACCAGCTCCGCGCCGATGCCCCTCGGGGCGAACTCACCGATCAGGGCGTCCCAGCCCAGTTCCCGCCACTTCACCTTGATGCCCTGCACCTCGCCGACGTGGACGAGGTCGATGCGCTCGATCATCAGGTTGGCGATGCGGTGACGCTCGACCGGGAACAACTGATCCCACACGTCGTTGAGCCGCCCCATCGCCATCACCGTGGTGGCCTCGTCGATCTGGGCCCCATTGCGCTGGATGTGGCGCACCACCGATGCGATGGATTCCGGGCTGGTCAGCACCGTGCGGATCTGGGCCACCACCGCCGCCTCGATTTCAGGTGCAGGCAGGCGTTCGTAGCTCTTGCCCGGTGCTCCGAACCGGCTTTCCGACTTGGACACGTAGTAGTGGTACTTGCGCCCGTTCTTGCGCGAGTAGGTCGGGTACATCCGTTCGCCCGAGGGGGCGTACAGCAGGCCGCGCAGCAAAGCGTCGGTGCGCGACCGGATCTTGGTTTCCACCGACCGGGCGTGCCCATCCCTGGCCAGCACCGTGTGGACCTTGTCCCAAAGCTCCTGGTCGATGATCGGCGGGTGAGCGCCGGGGTACCAGTTCCCCTTGTGCGATAGCTCCCCCAGGTAGATGCGGTTGCGCAGCAGCTTGTGCAGGTACTTCTTGTCGATGCGTGTGCCGCTGCGGGTCTGGCCCTCCTGCGTCGTCCAGGCCTTGGTCGTGATGCCGTCGGCAGTGAGGTTGACGGCGATCTGGGTCGGCGAGCCGATGGTCAGCATCTCCTCGAAGATGCGACGCACCACCGCCGCCTCGGCCTCGTTGATGACCAACAGGCGGTTGTCGACGTCGTAACCCAGGGGCGGGACGCCGCCCATCCACATCCCCTTGCGCTTGGCGGCGGCGATCTTGTCGCGGATGCGCTCGCCGGTGACCTCGCGCTCAAACTGGGCGAAGGACAGCAGGACGTTGAGCATCAGCCGACCCATCGAGGTGGTGGTGTTGAACTGCTGGGTGACCGACACAAAGGACACCCCGTGGCGTTCGAACACCTCGACCATCTTGGAGAAGTCGGCCAGGCTGCGCGTGAGGCGGTCGATCTTGTAGACCACCACGATGTCGACCAACCCGCGCTCGATGTCGGCCAGCAGACGCTTGAGGGCCGGCCGCTCGGTGTTGCCGCCGGAGTAGCCGGGGTCGTCGTAGTCGTCGACGACCGGAATCCACCCCTCGGCGCGTTGGCTGGCGATGAAGGCATGGCCTGCCTCCTTCTGCGCGTCGATGGAGTTGAACTCCTGGTCGAGTCGTTCATCCGACGACACCCGGCAGTAGACCGCGCAGCGCTTGCGCAGCTTCGAGGATGCGATCTCCGCCATCAGACACCTCCCTTCAGGCCGAAGAACAGCGGGCCGCTCCAATGCTGGCCGGTGATGTGCCGCGCCACGGCGGTCAGGCTCTTGAAGCGGCGGCCTTCGTATTCGAAGTGACCGTCGGCGTCGACCGTCACCCGATGCTCGCGCTCGCCCCATTCGCGCAGCAGCACAGTGCCTGGCGCGAAGTCGAACTTGCGCGGGCGCGCGCGCAGTTTGATCTTGGAGTGCTTGACGCCGATGGCCTCAAGGCGCTGGCGCGTTTCGGGTGCGAGTCCGCCGAAGGCTTCTTCCTGCAGCTTGTAGGCGATGCGGGACTCGACGTGCGTGCGATTCGGATGTTCGGGCCGGCGCTCGAAGTACCGGTCCCAAAGGACCCACAGCTCGGCCATCGGGAGATGACCCAGGTCGGCGATCCGCGCCGCAATGGACGCTGACTTCTCGTTCATGACAACTTCTCCGTTGGATAGGGGGTTGCATGAACGCGCTGGTCGGGCAAGAAGCCAAGGTCAACCGGACTCTCTGTTGGAGGCTCGGCGGTCGTGCCGCGGACGATGGCTGTCGCAAGGATGCAAGTGATCTCAGCAGCACGGGCGGCGGGCTGCATCTCCGCGGGAGATGGAAGTTCGAGGTTCTTCATGACGGATCTAGGGAGTCGAAACCGTCAGTGATGGTCCGCGAGGCCGTCCGAAACGAATGGCAACGCATAGCAATGCGTCTCTATCTTGCAAATCTTGTTTCGCAAGAATACAATGCGGTTCTTTCCTCAGAGGACCGCCATGCTCGACCGTCTTTCCCCTCGCTTGGTGGGCTATCGCGTGAAAGCTGCACGCGAGGGCAAGGGCTGGACGCAAGAACAGTTGACTGCCGCGATGGGCATCAACGATCGGCAGACGCTGTCGGACATCGAGAAGGGCAAGCGGCTGGTGAAGCCAGATGAGTTGGTCCTGCTGTCCGACGTGCTCGACCGCGACGTCGAGTTCTTTCTGGACCCGTTCGCTGTCACCGGCGAGGCCCAGTTCAACTGGCGCGCAGCTCCCGAGATCGACGAGGCGAGCCTGGACGCGTTCGAGCTAAAGGCGGGCCAGTGGATCGGCCTCCTGCGATGGCTGAGGGCGTCAGAGAACCAGCAAGGCCCGCTCAAGCACAGCCTGCGGCTCACCGCGCAGTCCTCGTTCGAGGATGCCCAGGCGCGGGCCGAAAGCCTCGTACAGGCGCTGGAGTTGGGTGATGTGCCCGCCGAGCGCCTGATCGAGCGCGTGGAGCGCGGTCTCGACATTCCGGTGCTGTTCGTGGATACCGTCCAAACCGAGGAAGGCGAGTCGATTTCAGGCGCGACCTGCCACTTGCAGGATCTGGGCGTCATCCTTATCAACCGTCACGAGCCCGAATCGCGGCGCTTCTACGACCTCGCGCATGAGCTGTTCCATGCGCTGACTTGGGACGCGATGCAGCCCGACCACCGGGAATCGAACTCGGTTGAGGACCGCTCCCGGGGCAAGCGCATCGAGCAACTGGCCAACAACTTCGCGGCTGCGCTGCTCATGCCGACGGCATCGCTGGACCGTCTGATTGACCGACGCCGCATCGACGACGCAGCCCACCTAGCGGAGATTGCAGCCCAGCTGCGCGTGGCGCCGGCAGCGCTGGCGTGGCGGCTGTTCAACCTGCGATGGATCACGGAGCCGACGCGCCAGGCGCTCCTGTCCGAGCGGCAGCGGCTCTCGCGATCTGCAACTCCGAAGCGTTTCTCGCCTGTGTTCGTTGCGATGCTGCATCGGGCGATCGACCATGGGAGGCTGTCGGCGCGTAAGGCAGCTAAGGCGATGGGCATGAGCCTCACGCAGCTGGTCGACCTGTTTGCTGAGCATTCCTTGGCTGCACCCTATGAGCTTTGAGGTGCGCCCGGAATGCAGCAGGTCGTCGCTCCTCACGCCCGGGTCCGCGTTTTCGTCGACACCAATGTCATCCTCGAAGCCTTCCGCGTTGGGTGCTGGTCATCACTGGCAACTACCTTTTCGATTGAAACCGTCGAGAAGTGCGTCGAGGAGGCCCTGACAGGGGACCCGACTGATCCGCGCCACGTAGCTGTCGATCGCGACGTTCTGGTCGCAGGTTTGTCGGCGCGCCACCCGGTCGACAAACGCACCATCGCCCGGTTCGGGCTTGCCCATCCGGCCAGCGCTGGACTCGACGCCGGGGAGCTTCACTTGCTGGCCTGGCTCCATGACCAAGGATTGATGGGGACAGTCAAGCTGCTGCTATCGACGGCGGACAAGGCGGCGATCGTCGCCGCCGGTCGTCTCGACTGGCTCGATCTGGTGACGTCTCTGGAGCAATTGGCCCAGCAAGCCGGCGTCGGCCGAGTTCAGATCGACCAAATGGCTCGCCACTACCGCCAGCGGTGGCTCGATGAGATCAAGGTGAAGGTCCGTCTCGGGATCATCCCCTGACAGGAAGGTTGAACAACAAGAACGAACAATGACCCAGGCGAAAAAGAACACTGCCTCGTTCCATCGGTTTGTTGAAACCGCATCCCTTGGTGCCATTCGGACGCTTTGCGACAGCGTCAGCGACCTGGCAGGTCAGCCGTGGGTTACGTCCGCGCTCGCGCAACTGACGCCTGAGGCCGATGCCCAGACTTGTGCCCAGGCTCGACGGGCGCTGTCCGACGGCTGCCGACATCTGACCACGGAATCCCTGTCGAGGCTTGAAGGCGATGCGCGACGGGTTATCGCATTGGCCGAAGGCAAAGGTCCCGCGGCAATCAAAGTCGTCGAGCGCGAAATCTACAAATTCGATGATCCGGAAGGCGGACTACGTGCCGGCTTTGATGCACAGACCGACGACCTTGGGAGATCGGTGTTCCTGTTGATTCGGGTGCCCCAGCTGTTTGAGGAGGCCGAGCGATTCCACTTCGCCGAGCACTATCGGAATTTCGGTCGCCTCTATGAAGCCTTCGAGGTCGACTGCGACCAACTGGCGCAATTCGAGTGGAACGAAGCCGCCAAGGCCGCGTTCGAGACCAAGATCAAGGAGCAGCTGCAGATCTCCGGTCCTTGCCTCATTCAGCACTTCGAGGTCTCCCAGTCTGATGACGGTGCAGGTTCGCCTTCACTACACATGTTCTTGATCCGGCATGCCGGAATGACCAGCAGCGTCCAGGACACCTTGCCTGATCTCTCTCTACAGCCCATCCACTACAAGCCTCCGGTCGAAGCAACACTGCTATTCGAACCTGCCCAGAAGCGGATCGAGGTGTTCGCTGAGCAGGCAGCCGAGCGTCCGCTGATCGCCGCTGCGTTCGCGGAAGTCGCGACGGGATCAGATCTGTCAGGTAGGCCGATGTCGCTTCGCCAGTACAACCTGGAGCGCTTCTATCGGTCGCTTCATCTGTCGCAAGCAGAGGTGGAACATCTTGGTGTGTTGGACGTTCGAGTGGTCGAGGCCGAAGCGCGGCCGCAGAACCTCAAGCGCCGTGTGGTGGTAAAGGTCGACAAGGACGACGACATCGATACCGCAGCGCGCGCCATGCTCGGCGACAACAACATCTTCAGCCGGGCAACGCTGATCAGCCGGGTCGTGATCAACCTGCGGTTCGAACGTAACGGTAAGGAGGTGAACCTGCCGATCACGCTGAGCGCGCCTAATCGTTGCAACCTAGCAAGCCGTCAGGACCCGCGCGACCGCGAGTTGGGCTATGCGGTTCTTGAGGCCTACGGCATCGTCAGATCGGTCGCGCCACTCGATGCCGCGAGCGAGGCCGGGCAGTTCAGCGCGATGCTGCGGTTGTATGAGTCGGATTGTGCGGAAGTGTCCCGCGCTGAACTGCACAACTGGGGCGCGGACGTTTCCGTGCTGCGGTCGGCGGGCTTCCTGGTTCCGAAGGCGCGGGCATCATTTGTGACCCGAGTTCGCGACGATGGGACGGTACTCCAGGCGCCGCTGCGTTCGATTGAAGGGCGGCTGGTCTTTGACGACCCGCAGACCGGACTCCTGGTTGCGGTTGATCCCAGCGAGCTGGAGCGATTCGAGGTCAAGCGGGACTGGCTCACCGAGCGTGTCATCAAGGGGTTGCGCGGTGCGATGCGCATGGGGCGCACGCCGCGGTTAACTGGTCCCGTCGTGAAGCTCGGTACGCTGGTCGACGGAAACGACGATGTTCCGGTGCACCTGGCTCGCTGCCTTGACCGAATGGATGTCATTGCCTCTGTAGACAGCAGTCTGCGCGGCGACGGTCAGTCGGGCTGGGGTGTGGTTCTGACAGCCACGGGGGTTTGTCCTGAGTTCCTCGGGGCGAACGTCATCGTGCAGCTGGCTGACGTCCTGACAGCGGACGAAGCTGGAATCACCGTCGACCAGACACGACTGATGCAGATCCTGCGCGATGGTCGCCATCGAGCCTTCGCAGCGGCCGTTCCTGATCTGCGCATCACCTGCGATATCGCGGGCAAGGAAACGGCCACGCTCAGTCGCTCGACTACCGCATGGCCAGCGACATGACCCGCTCGCTCGATGACGACGAGAAGGGTACGCAGATTGTGCGTATCTGTTCGAGAACCACATCGCCGGCCAGCGTGTGATCCAGTTGTTCCAGCGCACGACCGACACCGTGCCCAACGTCGGGCAGACGCTGGTGCTGATCGAGAACGAGGGGCTCGGCACGCAGAAGGAGCAGTACGTGCGAGCGACGTCGGTCTCCGTCGTCGAGCGCACGTTCACCTACAACAACGACCAGGACTACAAGGCCAGCGTCGTCACGGTGAGCATCAGCGACGCGCTGCGGTACGACTTCACCGGCTCGCCTGCGAGTCGCACGTTCACGCGCATCGGCAGCGCTACCCGCGTGCGCGACACGGTGGTGACCGACGCCGGCACCTACGTCGGGGTGGTGCCACTCACCCAGGCGGCTTCTGTTGGTGACTTCACCATCAAGGGCGACTCGATCTACACCCAGCTGGTGCCGAGCGCGCAGACCGAAACACCGATCTCGTTCGTGCCCCCTTACGCGGCGGCTGGTCTGCCTGTGCCCGGCGCCGTGGCGGTGAGCTACACGGCGAGCCACGCCTGGACGCCGACCGTGGCGTTCAACCTGCCGGGCGGCTGCTTGCCGGGATCGCTCTCCATCCAGACGGCTGGCATCACGATCTTCGACGACGCGGGTCTGCTCAAGACGGCGAGCGGAACCATCGGCACCATCGACTACGCCAACGGCATCCTGACCCTGAACTCGGGCTCGATGTCGGGCTCCAAGGCCGTCACCTACACCCCGGCTGCCCGCATCCTGCGCGCTCCGCAAAGCTCCGAGGTTCCGATCACCCCGGAGTCGCGCAGCCAGTCCTACGTCGGTACGGTGTTGCCCGTGCCGCAGCCTGGAACGCTGTCGATCAGCTACATGGCGCAGGGTCGCTGGTACGTGCTGTCCGACGGCGGCAACGGCTCGCTCAAGGGGCTGGATGCCAGCTACGGTGCTGGAACGATCAATCGCAACACTGGCGCGTTCGTCGTGACGCTGGGCGCGCTGCCCGACGTCGGTTCCTCGCTCATCCTGACGTGGAACGTCCCGACGCAAGAGACGCAGCAACCTTCGACGGCTCTCAAGGCGTCCCAGACCCTGACCCTGAATCCACCGGCCGACAAGGCGGTGCAGCCAGGAACGCTGTCGGTGTCCTGGCAAGAGCACGGAGGAAGCGACGGCACCAAGACGGCAACGGCCAACGCGGCTGGAGATCTCTCGGGTGCGGCAACGGGCCGGGTGAACATCGCGGGCAGCCGCGTCGAGTTCGCGCCCAACGTTCTGCCCGCGGTGGGGACGGTACTCACCGTGAGTTACGTGGCGGGGCCGAAGCAGGAGGACAGCTTCGCCCACCCGTCGCGCAACGGCTCGGGGCAGTTGCGGGTGACCGCGACGCTCGGCGCCATCGAGCCGGGCTCCCTGGAAGTCGAGTGGAACACCCTGACCGACGAGGCGGTACTCGGGGCGTACACCTTCCAGCAGTTGCTTGAGATGGGCGTGGCGGTGTCGATCTGGCGTGATCCCATCCAGATCGCACGAGACGACGGCTCTGGTGCGGTCGTGCTCAACGGGGTCAGCATCGGCACGGTCAACTACGCCACCGGGCAGGTGGCGTTCAACCCCGATGTGACCATCCGGATTCCGCGGCCGAACTACACGGCAGTGGCCATCAACGGCACCGGACGCTGGCGCCTGAACTACAGCGGCATGTCATACGTCGACGCGCCTTCGGTGTACCCGAACGACGAGTCGGGCTTCGTGAAGCTGCGCTACAACAGCCCGGGCGCGACGAGCACGCTGACCGAGACCGTCGCGTTCGCGCCCTCGTTCAAGCTGGTGCCTGGCGTCAACGCGCAGGTGGTGAGCGGCACCGTGCTGCTCACTGTCCCCGGCGCGCAGCCCTGGGGTGACAACGGTCAGGGCACTTTGCGGGAGTTCACGCCCAGCGGCTGGGTGACGCGCGGCTCGATCAATTACCTCTCTGGCGACGTCACGCTCACCTCGTGGACGGCCGGCACCGATAACGCGATCACGCGCGCCAGCTGCGTGACCACGGTCGGCGAAAACATCTCTAGCGAGTATGTGTTCCGGACGGGCGCAGCGCCCCTGCGCCCGGGTTCGCTCTCCGTTCAGTTCGCCCGCGCGGTGGGTGGCACGCAGAGTGTGAACGCAGGCATCGACGGCAAGATCGAGGCGACCGGCGTCTCTGGCACGGTGGACTACGAGAGCGGATTGGTTCGCCTGCGCTTCGGCCGAATGGTGACCGCCGCCGGCAACGAGAGTCAGCCCTGGTACGCCGCCGAAGGGGTGGGCGCCGACGGCAAGATCTTCAAGCCCGAGCCGGTGGCGGCCTCCAGCGTTCGCTACAGCGCGGTGGCGTACAGCTACCTCCCGCTGGACGCGAACCTGCTGGGTATCGACCCGGTGCGCCTGCCGAGCGATGGTCGCGTTCCCATCTTCCGGCCCGGGGGCTTCGCGGTGGTCGGGCACACCGGGCGCATCACCACATCGGTCAGCAACGGTCAGACCATCAACTGCGCGCGGGTTCGTCTGTCGCGCGTGCGGGTGGTGGGACACGACGGCACGGTCATCCACACCGGCTACACCGCCGACCTCGAGGCTGGCACCGTCACGTTCACCAACGTCACCGGCTACAGCCAGCCGGTAACCATCGAGCACCGCGTCGAGGACATGGCCGTCGTTCGGGACGTGCAGATCAGTGGCGAGATCAGCTTCACGCGGGCGCTGACGCATGAGTACCCGGTGGCGAGTCCTGGTGACCCTTCATCCGGGAGTTTCGTCTCCAGCGCTCTGGTGGCCGGTGATCTCTTCGCCCGCGTCAGCCTGGTGTTCGACCAGGCCACTTGGAACGGCGCATGGTCGGATGCGCTGGTGGGCAGCGCCGCCACCGCGACCTTCAACAACACGCAGTACCCGATCCAGGTCACCAATCGCGGCGCGCTGACCGAGCGCTGGATCGTGCGCTTCACCAACAACACCTCGTTCGAGGTCATCGGCGAGAACGTCGGCGTCATCGCCACCGGCAACACCAGCGCTGACTGCGCGCCGAACAACCCGGCGACCGGCGTCCCGTACTTCCACCTCCCCGCGCTGGGCTGGGGCAATGGCTGGGCGACCGGCAACGTCCTGCGCTTCAACACCATCGGCGCGCAGTTCCCGGTGTGGGTGGTGCGCACCGTGCAGCAGGGCCCGGAGAGCGTGCCCGACGACCACTTCACGTTGCTGATCCGCGGCGACGTGGATACCCCCTGAACTCGCAGACTGGAACTCACGATATGCCTGATCTCACCGTCAAGTACTTCAACAGCGGCATGACCGGCGCACCCCAGATCGCCAACAACTGGGGCGATCTGGTGAGCATGCTCGACGCCTGCCTGGTCAACGGCTTCGCGCTGAAGGCCATCGACACGCTGACCTCGGCGGGCGGCATCGCCACGGCCACCATCTCCTCCGGACATGCCTACCGCCCAGATCAAGTGGTGCTGATCGCCGGAGCCGAACAGCCTGAGTACAACGGGCAGTTCCGTGTGCTGACGACGACCACCACCACCTTCACCTTCGCGGTGACCGGCACGCCGGTCTCGCCCGCGACGACCACTTCGATCCTGAGCGCCAAGGTGGCCCCGCTTGGCTGGGAGAAGCCGTTCGCCGGGACGAACAAGGCGGCCTACCGAAGCAAGAACCCACAGTCGTCGCAGAACCTGCTGCTGATCGACAACAGCCTCAAGACGCCGGGCTACACGACGTCCTGGGCCAAGTGGGCGAACGTCGGCATCGTGGAGGACCTGGCCGACATCGACACCATCGTCGGTGCCCAGGCGCCCTACGACCCGAACAACCCGACGCAGAACTGGAAGCAGGTCAGCTCGGGTCAGTGGGGTTGGTACAAGTGGTACCACGCGCGCCAGGCCGGCTACGACAACTACGGGGACAGCGGCGGCGGCAACCGCAACTGGGTGCTGGTCGGCGACGACCGACTGCTCTATCTCTTCTGCAGCAGCGCGGCCGGGTACGGCTGGTACGGGCGCAGCTCGTACTGCTTCGGCGACATCACGAGCTTCAAGCCCGGCGACAACTACGCGACCGTGCTCTGCGCCGATGACGTCTACTGGAGCAACAGTAACGGCGGCTATTCCAGCTACCCGGGTCAGTTCAACGGCTATGGCCTGGCGTCCTCGCTCGACTTCGCTGGCAAAGTGCTGCTGCGCAACCACACGCAGCTGGGCAACCCGGTCCGCTTCGGCGTCACCTCGCTCAACACCAACAACGGGCAGCAGATCTGCGGTCGCGGGCCGACACCGTTCCCGAACGGCGCGGACTACAGTCTCTGGCTCCTGCCGACCTACGTTCGCCAGGAGGACGGCCACATTCGGGGCCTGATGCCCGGCATGCTGTGGATGCCTCAGGACCGCCCGTACAGCGACCTGACCATCGTCGACAACGTGGTCGGCCAGGCTGGCAAGCGTTTCCTGCTGGTGCGCACGCAGTACAGCTCCGAGACCGAGGGCGCGCAGATCGCCTTCGACATCACCGGACCCTGGAGGTGATCGATGGGCTATCCGCTCAACGACACCTTCGCCACTGCGCCGGCGGCGGGCTACACCACCGTCCTCGGCGGGATGTCCGCCAGCCACAACGCCGCGCAGCAGGCCCTTGACCTCTCGGCGTCGAGCACGCAATCCATCCTTCGCTTCAACGAAGCGGCGAACGGGGACTTCTGGTTCGAGGCGGACATCGAACTGTTGACCGATCCGAGTGGGCGCAAGCACGTCGGCCTGTGGATGACCACCGGCAACGCCGCGGAGGGCTACCGCTTCGCCCATCTGGACGGCGCATGGAGCGTTTCGCGCTGGAGCAGCGGATTTGGCGACGGCGCGGCAGTCACCGGCAGCGTGAACGACGGGGCCCGGCCAATGGCCGGCATTGCTGCCACGGCGCCGACGTTCAACGTCGGACAGCGCCGGGTCCTGCGCTGCGAAGTCATCACCGGTACGCCCGATGCGAATGGCGTGCCGTGGTCGCGGCTGCTCCAGTTCTCGGCCGGCAGTGTCGTGCTGTTCCAGGTGGCCGACGCGACGTACCGGGGCAAGCTCGTGCCGGGCGTGTTCCTCTACGGTGCGACCGCCCGCATTCATGCCATCGCGGGCGACACGCCATCGGGTCTGCCTGCGTTTCCAACTGCCGTTGCGGTCAACGCGGCAGACGATCTGCAGCCGCTGACGGGAGGCTCCACCTCGGTGATGCCCAGTCCTGCGGCCAACATTGGGGTCAGCGTCGATGCGGAGTTGATGCGCCTGAACAGCCCGGCGTCCGAGCGCTGGGATGACCCAGGCGCCCACGACCGCCACTTCCGAGCGCTCCCGTCCGGTCGCAAGAACATCCACTTCAGCGGTATCGGCGTGATCGCGGGCACGGTCAAGGAGAAGGGCATCCCCGACCAGCCGCTGGAGCGGCGCGTCCAACTCTTCAGCGAGAACACCCGCCTGCTGGTGGCTGAGACCTGGAGCGATGCCAATGGGGACTATCGCTTCGAGGTCATCGATCCGACCCAGCGTTACACGGTCGTGAGCTACGACCACAAGCACCTGTACCGCGCCGTGATCGCGGACAACCTTGAGCCGCAGTTGATGTCATGACCGTCGCCATCACCGTCGAGCACAACGAGGCCCGGCTCGCCGGCACGCTGAACTTCCTGGATACCGGCAGCAACCCGGCGCGCCTGCGCATCTACGGGGGCGTGCGCCCGGCCACGCCGGCCACAACACCCACCAGTGCGATGCTGGTCGAGATCCGTCTGACCAAGCCCGCGGGCACGATCTCGAACGGGCTTCTGACACTGACGCAGCAGGAGGACGGCCTGATCACCGCCAGCGGCGTCGCCACCTGGGCCCGGCTGGTCAATGGCGATGACGTCACGGCGCTCGACCTGGACTGCAGCGGCACTGATGGAAACGGCGATGTGAAGCTGGCCAGCACCACGCTGTACCTGGGCGGCGACGCCCGCATGGTCTCCGCCATCCTGGGCTGAAGTCATGCCAGATCTCGGGTCGTCGCAGGTCCATCTGCGGTTCGACCGACCGGCGCCGACCGACGCGGACCTGCTGTTCGGCGCGGACTTCATCGCGCCTCGGAATGACCTGACGGTTCAGGCCGTCTTGCCTTTACCGGGCGTCGATGTTCGGTTCATTCCGCCCGCGCGGCTTGAACTGCAAGTGCTGTTGCCGGCGCCCACGGTGAACTCGGTGCTGCTGCGCCCGAGCGTGCCGTTGAACGTCGGGAGTGGCCAGGGCGCGATCTTGCCTGGGGTCGTGTTCGTCTCCGAGGTGCGTTACTTCTCGCGCACCCAGCGCCCGACCGTGGGCCAGACGGAACCTCTCTGGCAAGTAGCCCAGCGAAAGTAGGACGGTCCAACGCAAGCTCAGCAGGACGCGACTGCCAAGCCATCGGGCTGGGCTGCGCCCTGGCGTCACACAAGCTTTCGACCGCTGGGTATCTCGCACCGACTGCCGCCCGTGCTGTCGGCTTCACGCGAGCAGTGGCGTGCGCTGCACCAGGACGCCTCGCCGTTGCGACACGCGACCTGGTTCGGCCACCAGATCGCTACACACATCGAGGCCGTCCGCCTAGCTCTGTTCCAGAACGCGGGCGCTGTCCGTGATGCCACGCTGTTCCGGCACCAGGACGGCGACCGCAGCAAGCGAGCAAGCCGCCTGGGGATCTGGCAAGGCGGTCGACGGGTCACGCGCGGCCAAGGCTCGGATTTCCAGAGCGCGCAGGCGGACCGTCGAGGCTGGCGAGGTCGATACCAAGACGCCGTGCCGCCGCCCGCAGGGATCAGCTTGCTGGTGGTGCCCGAGCCTCCGGCGACGACGCCTTGCTACACGCCGAGCACGGCCCTGCTGTTCGCCGCGTTGGCCGCGACCGATGGCCACCTGCTGTTCATCTGTGAGAACCACGACAACCCGCCTCCCGCCGAGGAGTCGGTGGTCGTTCCCATCCGGAGGCTGTACTTCGTGATCAACAACGTGACCCTGCATCGCGTGCCGGATGGCGCGGAGGTGCCGGTGTTCAGCCTTTCGCTGTCGCTGGATGCAGCGTCGTGGACCTGGGGTTTCGAGGCGTCGCTGCCGGCGAGCGCCGAGTCGTTGGTCGATCCCGGCGCCGCATCCGGACCGGCGGAGTTGCTGGCCAGCGTGAACGGCACGGCCTTCCGCGTGCTGGCCGAGAACATCAGCCGCGAGCGCATCTTCGGCGACGCCAGCATCCGCATCTCGGGCCGGGGCCGGAATGCGGTCCTGGCCGCACCCTATGCGCCGGTGATGACCTTCTCGAACACCGAGGGCCGCACGGCCCGGCAACTGATGGACGACGTGCTGACCATCAACGGCGTGCCGCTCGGGTGGTCCGTCGATTGGAGCCTGACCGACTGGAACGTCCCGGCCGGCGCGTTTGCCCACCAGGGGACGTGGATCGAGGCCCTGGCCGCCATCGCGGGCGCTGCGGGCGGTTACTTGATGCCCCATCCGACCGCGCAGAGTCTACGAGTCCGAAATCGCTACCCGGTGGCACCCTGGGAGTGGGGCTCCGTCACCCCGGACTTCGTGTTGCCTGTCGACGCGGTGGCCCGCGAGTCCCTGCGCTGGCTGGAGAAGCCCGCCTACAACCGGGTGTTCGTCTCAGGACAAGGGGTGGGCGTGCTCGGCCAGGTCACGCGCGCCGGCACCGCAGGCGACGTGCTGGCACCGATGGTCGTGGATGCACTGATCACCGAGGCGGCCGCCGCGCGCCAGCGCGGCATCGCGGTGCTCGCCGACACCGGCAGGCAGATCGAAGTCAGCCTGCGCCTGCCCGTGCTCGCGGAGACCGGAATCATCGAGCCGGGCGCCTTCGTCGAGTACCAGGACGGCAGCGTGACCCGGCTCGGGCTGGTGCGCGCCACGCAGGTGCAGGCCGGCTTCCCCGAGGTCTGGCAGACGTTGGGGGTGCAGGCCTATGCATAACGTCTACCAGCAGTTCCGCCAACTGCTGCCCGACGCTCCGCTGCAGGCGGGCACGGTGACCGAGGTCGCCGTCGGCGTTGTCACCGTTCAACTGCCGGGTGGCGGTGTCCTGAAGGCGCGCGGTACCGCCACCCTCGGCCAGAAAGTGTTCGTGCGGGACGGCGTTGTCGAAGCCGTCGCGCCCAGCCTGCCGCTCGAACTCATCGAGGTCTGACCCACCGCCGATTCACCCCTGAGGCCCGCCCAGTTGCACACGCGCTGGGCGGGCTTTGCTTTTGGCTTCGCCGCAACTTCGTTCACCTGGAGGAAACGATGACCGATCCCATCCCGACCGATCCGCCCGCGCTGGTGGAGAACATGCTGCTTCTGAGACGCGAGGACTTCGACGACTTGCTCGACCGCGCCGCCGAGCGTGCCCTGGCCCACCTGGGGTTGGAGAGCAGCCATGCGGCTCGCGACATCTATGAACTCCGCGACCTGCTGGAGGCTTGGCGGGATGCCCGCAAGACGGCCTGGCAGACGACCATCAAGGTGACGACCACGGGCATCCTGGCGATCCTGCTGATCGGCGCCGCTATCAAGCTCAAGCTCATGGGAGGCGGCCAATGATCGAGACTCTGCTCGGTGGCCTCCTGGGCGGGGCCTTCCGCCTGGCGCCCGAGGTACTCAAGTGGCTGGATCGCAAGGGCGAGCGCGGTCACGAACTCGCGATGCAGGACAAGGCGCTGGAGTTCGAGAAGCTGCGTGGCGCCCAGCGCATGGCCGAGATCGGTGCCAGCGCCGACGCAGCATGGAACACCGGCGCCATCGAGGCCTTGCGGGAGTCGGTCGCCGCCCAAGGCCAGCGGTCCCGCGTGCGATGGGCCGATGCGCTGTCGGTCAGCGTCCGTCCGGTGATCACCTACTGGTTCATGGCCCTGTACTGCGCCGCCAAGACCGCAGCTTTCGTGGGCGCGATAACGGCGGCAGCGACTGGGGCCGCCGCGGTCCTCCACGCGTGGACCGACGCCGATCAGGCGCTGTGGGCCGGGGTGCTGAACTTCTGGTTCCTCGGGCGCGTGTTCGACCGGGTGCGGCCGTGATCGCGGTCCCGCAAGCGGCCATCGATCTGGCCAAACGCTTCGAGGGCTTTCACCGCGTACCGAAGAACGATCCCGGCCGCGCGCATCCTTACGTCTGCCCAGCCGGCTACTGGACAGTCGGCTACGGTCACCTCTGCGATCCGGATCATCCGCCGATCACGGAGATCGAGGCGGAGCGCTACCTGGCGGACGACCTGAGGATCGCGCTGACCGCGACCCTGCGCTACTGCCCGGTGCTGGCGACCGAGCCCGAGGGGCGGCTGGCTGCCATCGTCGACTTCACCTTCAACCTGGGCGCCGGGCGACTACAGACATCGACGCTGAGGCGGCGAGTCAATCAGCGTGATTGGCCCGGTACCACCACAGAACTGCGTAGATGGGTCTACGGTGGAGGCCGCGTTCTACCGGGGCTCGTAATGAGGCGCGCCACCGAATCCGAACTGCTCGATGCAGGCAAAAACTTCGTATTCTGATTGTGCATCCGAAAATGCTGTGGCCAATTCATTCTTGAAGGCCCGGTGCGACTTGACTGTATGCGAAACGAATGGATGAATGACCTCAGTGCACTAAACACGACCAGAGGTCGAAAGAATCCCATTGCCGTCATGTCTTACTCAAAAGGAAGATTCACTCTCGACGAGATTGAATTCATTCAAGCGGCCACCGTAAGAGTCCTTGTTGCGGTGAGCAAAGGCGAACTAGATCTGAACATCATCGCGCGAGAGGAATTGGCGAAGAGAGGGCTCGATCAGAATGGATTGTGGGTCGGTTTTGAACAAGCCCGTCGCCAACAAGCCGAGGCCAATCAAATTAATTCCACCAAGGACAAATGACCACCCATACCCAGCCAATCTTCAGGCCAAGGATCTACTTCGACCTTAACAACTTATCTTAGGCCCCGGTCTTGGGCGGGCCCATTTCTGAGATCGGGCGTACCTGAATTCTCCGTGCCCTCGCGGACGAGCGGTCTCGCAAGTAGCCATCCCCACGACCTTTCAGGCTTGTCAGAGCCTCTGGGTCCATCTGAACGTTCGGAGCGTTCTTCTTGGCTTCCCGGATGTCCATTGGTTTCAATACCAGCCAGGTTGCAGCATTCGCCTTCACCTCCGAGCCAAAATGGTCGCTCATCTGTGAGGCCAAGATCATTCCAAGCCCGAACTTTCGCGCTTCAGTAAACAGTAGGTTGAGAATTCGATCGGGTGCGTCCGGGTCCCCTCCACCTGTGCTGAGAATCTTCGCCTCGTCTATAACCACAAACAGCCTGAATCGCTGACGATCGTCTGTTGGTTGAACGGGTATGGGGCCCTTCAGTCTGAGAACTCGGAACAACTTTCTGAGCAGCGTCTCGGCAGCTATATAGCGGACTTCATCAGTCAGTTTGCTTAGGTCAAGCCGGACATTAGATGAAAGTATCTCTTCGACGGAGACGTGCTCCTTCTTATGGAACACGGGGTGTTCGAAGATCTCCTGAATGGCTGCCAAGCATCCCTCGATTGCAGTCTTCACGTGCTACGGCGTTCTCGATTTCTGCGACGAGAAGCTCTGCAACGCGCATCGCTATACGCTTGTTCATGTCAGTCATAGCTATCTTCCAGAAGGCCGACAACAGCAACGCTGTCAGCGAGGCGACGCGCCAGTCCAATTGACTCGAGACGCGAGAGAAATCGCTCGCTGTTCTCGGTCAACTCTCGATTGGGCACATGAGCACCGATTTGAGCCAGGAGCGTTCCGTCTATGGGTGCCCCACCGACGACAATGCTCCAGCGTCGGCGCAGCACCTCAAGGAAGTCTCGGTATTCCAGCGGCGGAGCGTTCACGTCGATAGACGACGCAACCAATACCTCTAACGTTCTGTCGGTCGGCACCAGACGTTTATTTGGATTCTTCTGCTGTGGGTACAACAATCCGGACCGCACACCAAGTAGCCGCAAATAGCCGTCGAGGCCCCGCCCCGAGTTAGGC